TGTTTCTTTCTGGTTTATCGCTTCAATCAACCCGTTTTCTGCCGCGCTCAAAAGTTCCGACATGATGTCGGTCTCAAAGCCCCTAACCTCAGCAATTTTAAGCGCCGCGCTCATATCAATGCCCGCAACTTGACCAGACGGTGTAAACCGCAGTTGCCCAAGACAGGCATTGAGCACATCCCAGGCTTGGTGTTCTTCCGCTGATTGCAAGGCATGTTTCTGGTAAGGGCAAAGATCGTCATCTATGCCTTTGCGGCCTTGCGCGCAGGACGCTCCTTCTTCCCGGCATCCTTCACAGTATCCGGGCCCTCCGCCTGACTTAAAGTGCCAGAGGCAGAGAGCCCTGATGCGTTTTTTGCGGCATTGAGCAACATCTGCTGCAAAGTCAGCTTTTGCAGAAACTGCTCGCCGACTGGATAGAGGTCCATCACCGCGATGACATTGTCCCGGGTGACCGGTGGATCATCTTCGATGCCCATCCAGGCGGTGATCTGGCGTGTGGCCAATTCATAAACGACCTGGCATTGCAGGAAGCCGTCTCGTTCCTCTTCAATGCTTAAATCAGGAAGACCATCTAACGGCAAACCTGATTCTTTGCGGTCACGCACTTGGGCTTCCACTGCTTCGACGCGACGTCGGGCACCGGCTTGAGCCGCTGCCATTGCCGTTGTGGTTAAGGGTGTAACGGTAACGGTGATGGCGTAGGGGAGTTCAATGTCAAAGGGCTCGTTCGGTTGTTTTAAAGAAATCATGTGTATTCCGTCCCATCCAGATCATTGACCAGTGTCACCGTCAGCATGCGACCTGCGGCTTCGTTCTTGGCTCCTTGAAAGTCAAAGCTCGCCTGTATGCCGCCAGGCCCTTCCACAGCCAACTTAGGCTTTGGCAGATAAACTTCGTGAGCCGTGAACATGACGCTGGATGTACCAACCGTGTATCCGAATTCCAAATCTACCGGTGTTCCGCTAGAGGCCGCATCAATCAGGGTTGTGTCAGCAAACCGCACATCGATGCGGCCCGATAAGGATGCCACCGTTGGATCGGCACCATCAATTAATCCATCAGAACGGATGGTCTCAATTTTCTCCAGATTGTTCGAATAGGTCAGTGAACCAGAGGTGAGGTTTGCGACCGCAGCTCCTGCTTGTTTGATGGACCCCTGAAACTGACTGATCCGGTTAAAGGCCAGCGTGCTCGGCGTACCACCTTGCGAGGTTCCATTACGGGTTTCTCCTTGGGCGATGGCATTGATGGTCGCTGCTGCTGCGCCTGAGCGCTGAAAATCCAGCGCAATGGAATTGAGGACTACGCCAGCATGCATAAAGAAGGCTGGCACCTGGGCCATGCCAACTTCAAGAGAATAGCTAGGTAGGCTGTCTACGCCCGACACAAATACATGACTGAAGGTACCGTCCAAATTATCGGTGCTGGCTGGATCACCGAACAAGCCGGTGAGCCAGAGGCCCAGATAACGTGGGTCCATTGGGACCGTGATATCGCCTTCATCGTTAATCACATCCTGCAACGGTGCCAGGGGATCACGTCCCTGGCCCAATACCGGGTCATCAATCAGGCCCTGTTCGGAGCCCAGCGAGACGCTGTTGAATGGCATGCGGATGTAATCGCCGGACGGCGAAGTGCCGTAGGCGGTTTCTCGTTTGAGCAGCAGTGTTGCGCTCGAACCATAGGCTCGCGACATAAAACGTCTCCTGTCATTGGGTTATGGTCAGCCGAGAAGGCTGAGAGTTTCGTATTCGACGATCATTGTGATCGTGCCCGTCTTGATAGACGGAGCACCGGACACCGATTCCGTATTTATTTCTGGACGGCCATAGGACATGCCACAAGCAAGGCCGCCGAGTGTGGCGTCGGTTTCCAGTGCGGTGCCAATGGATTGCACCAAAATGTCGAAGGCTGCATCACGGGTAGTGGCATCGCCTTCTTCGATGTAGAGTTCAATCTCGATATTATGGCTGTAGTAAACGCCGCCGAAGCCGCCAAGCGCGGTCTCTGGCTCGCCCGGATCACCGTCTCGAAGAACGATTAGACCGCCGGTTGGAATCTTTTCGGGGACGACTGTGCTACGCTCAACCTTGGCATTCGGCACCGTTATGAGCAGGGATTTGATTGCCTCAAGGATCTGTTCTGTTTTGCTCATTTATAAATTCCTTGAAAAAGGCACCGTTTTGACGTACAACTACGATTAACATGAAAAGGATCAAAACAATGACAGCAGCAGTTTCAAGTAATCAACGCGTTAACCTGCGTCTCAATGACGATGCCAAACACACCATCGAACGCGCGGCCTCATTTGAGGGAAAAACGGTTAGTAAATTTATTCTCGCCAGTGCATTGGCGACTGCAGAACAGACGATCCATGAGCATGAAACCATGACCCTCAACAAAAGAGATGCTGAGACATTTTTTAATGCTTTATCTAAGCCAGTTAAATTCAATGCCAAACTGCTCTCCGCTCTTGATGAGCATGAACAGCGTGTTGTTTCTAAATGACAGATAAAACAGACTTGGTCATTGAGCCGCTTGGGAAAAAACATAACCGAGCGGTTTTTTCTTGTGGCACAGATGAGCTCGATACCTACCTCAAACGGCAAGCTTCTCAAGATACCAAGAGACGGATCTCTAGAATTTTTGTCATACGCTCAAAAGCAGACGATCAAACCATTCTCGGCTATTACACATTGAGCGCCCTTTCGATAGATCTTTCTTCCTTACCAAGTGACCTAGCTAAAAAACTACCCAAACATCCTCTTCCAGCTGCGTTAATTGGTCGGCTGGCTGTCAGCACAAAATCTCAAGGTACTGGCCTCGGAAAAACCCTTCTTGCCGATGCCATAAAACGAACACTTGCTCTCAGTGATGAGATCGGGGTGTATGCCATGGTTGTCGATGCATTGAACGCGGATGCTGAAGCGTTCTACCAAGGTTTCGGGTTTTCTAAATTAAGTGCAGCCACAAACCGGCTTTTCTTACCGTTGAAATCCATCTAATTGGCTCATTTTGTGACCAATTAATTCTGGCAGTTTCCGTTCCCACAGTTTAGCTTCGCGCACCACATCCAGACGTTTCTTAAGTTTCACCTGCGGCACCATGATGAACATGACCACTGTGGCGATGCCCTGTTTCATGCGCCCTGTTTTGGTAAACGCTCCACCCTTGGCACGACGACCAACCCGGCCTGACTTATTGATGCGAACGCTATCCACCACCAAAAGCGACGGACGGCCACGGCGATAAACAAACCGCAATGGCCCAAACCGGTGCTCCGGGAAATTACCCGGATTAATTCTCTTGCCACCAACTCCACGCTTAGGGGCTGCTGGCGTTGGTATCGCCAGCCAAACACCAGACTTGCTCCTGATCACAGCCCCTTCATCGAACGTCCGTATGATCTGTGGGGCCTTGGACCAAACCAGTGTCGCAGCGTCATGCCCTTTATTGGGATACGCACGGCTTCTCCAGGTTCTCGCCAACCTTGACCCTAAACCGGCAGCAACCACCTGTTTGCGAAGGTTACCTTTAAGTCCAGCACCGGCCTCTTTGATGCCAGCGGCAACGCCGCGCTCAATGCGTTTTGTCTCAGACTTCATGTCAGCCATGAGGGAGCCAACAATAGCGGCACCAAGTTTCATGATAGTCGCACGTCGAGCGTCCAGATCAAACGTTCCTGATCTCTGACCGGTTCACCTTGAATGATGTAACTTTCTCCCTCAACGATGAGCGTATCACCTGGCTGAGGGTCTAAAATGTCCGCTGCCAGAACATCAAACAATGAATTTCCGGTGCGTACTCGGGTGTCTCCAAAATCCAGTACTTGATCAGCGCGTTTGGCGATCACATGAATATTAACGGAAGCACCGTCTGCTTTTTGATAAATCGCCTTTTGAGCGAGATTGGGGTCCGCAAACAGGCGGCCCATGGCGTCATCAAATGCATTGGTCATGGCACACATAGAAAAGGCAACCCGAAGGCCGCCCTATCCTCAAAAATTCAAAAAGGAAATTAGTCGTTCACGCTTTCCTTCAGGGCCTTACCGGCTTTAAATTTGACGGCTTTGCT